ACATATTATCAAAAACAACATTGTCACCTGCTCTATAAGCAATAGATGGATTGTTACCTGTACCCGCTGTTTTAATAGTGAACGCTGGATTGCCAGAACCCACTACTAAATTAATGTCACCAGCAACATTAAGAAGTCCACCAAGATCCGATGACCCGCCAATATTTACATGATTATTACTGTTATCAACAAACAACGCGTGGGTTGTCGCGCTAGTCTCGACCCTAAAGTTTTGTCCCGATCCGCTTTGATTGAAAGCTATTTCAGTTGGTGAAGCTTCGAGCATCAAAGTAGCTGAGCCACCTATCATAAGCCCCATTTGCATAAAGGCATCTTCTGTGCCGTCAGATGCGTCAGAAATAAAATAACTTAAAAATCCGTAATCCACGTCTTGTGAGTTATCGTTTCTGCCTCTGAAATTAATTTTGCCTAAGAAATCATCATCAGCAGGACTTCCAGAGTTTCTGTATAAATCTAATACTGGACCAACGGCTGCATCTGCGTCCGTCGATACTAGTGTAAGTTGGTTAGTATTGTCGGCTGTAGTTATGGTTGCGCCAGCAGAAGATGTAATCGCACCATCTACCTGTAGCGTGGAGGCCATGTCTACAGCGCCATCGATGTCGACGACATCCAGATTGGTAGTACCATCAACGTCTAAATCACCGTTAAAATCTGCGTTGCCAGTAAGCACTAATGCTCCACCAATAGAAACATCATCGGTGACTGTTAAATCATCTTGTACTTTTAAATCTACAACGCTGAGACTTGCAAAAGCATCGACTACAGCAGCGCCACTACCGGCGCCATCTAGGTAAACGACTTTTACGTCTCCCGGTGGGATCGTTACATTTGCGCCACTACCTTGAGAAATAATAATATTTTGTGAGCCAGATGTGCCATTTTCAATAAAATGTAATCGGCTTAATGTGTTCGGTGCGATAGTGATGGTGCAGGCTGAATCGAGTGTGCCGGTGTACTTAATGTACATAGATCGCGCTGGATCTGTAGAGCCATCGGCTACGGTAGAAGTGTGAGTATCGGCGTTAGTGGTAATACCTTCAGTGCCAAAAGAAAGAGCTTCACCTATCAATTCAAGGTTAACATTCGTTTCGGTTCCCCAAGTTCCTGAAGACTCTCCGGTGCCGATCTCTTTTAATCTGAGGTCATTTACATAGGTTGCCATTTTCTATTCTCCTTTCTGCATTATAGCAAAAAAATCTTAAGCTGCATCTCGGCCTGCTTTTATCTCCTCATAACCGGGAGTTTGTGTTGTTGATATTGTAGCGTAATTAGGCGTTTGCGACGTATCTATTTCACCATACACCAAAATTGTGCCTACACTAGCTGTTGCCGACTGACCTGTCGGCGTTACGTTTGCAGCTGCGCTTGGTGTGACTGATCCGAGTGCAGATGTTGTTGATAAACCAGTAACCTCAACGACAGCGTTGTGGTGTACTTCTATGGATCCTAGCGCCGACGTAACAGCTTGGCCCGTGGGCGTTTGATTGGCTTGCGCAACAACCGATACTGACCCTAGGCCAGATGTTATTGCCTGACCTGTAAGTGTTTGGTTGGCTTGTGCGACGACAGATAATGCGCCAAGACCTGATGTTATGGCTTGGCCAGTCGGCGTTTGATTTGCTGCGGCTGTGACCGATAAAGAGCCAATTCCGGATGTAATTGCTTGGCCGGTTACTTCAACAGGTAGTTCAGTACCCCAAGCACCTTCGTTCCATGTGCCTCGGCCCCACCCGTTAATATTTGCCATCAGCTAAGATCCGCTTTTGCGCTTTCTAAATACGCTTTGATGTGCGTCAATTCTTCTCGCACTGGACCCGTGATATAGTCGAGCAACAGTATCGAATCTATTTTCGCAATCGCCGCTTCTATGTTTTCAATAATAGTCATATGCTAGTCCTGTGCTACTAGCATTATAACTAATAAAACGCAACTAGGAAGCTACTCCCTGAAACTTGCGATTTAGGATCTTGACGACTTTGTTTGGCGAGAAGTCTTCATAGCCTGCATGCGTGTTGGCAACCTGCTTTGCAATACGTCTAGCACCAAGGCCACGTTGCTTACACTTTTGTATGGTTTTGATCACAGCTTGCTCTTCAGGTATCTCCACAAGTTTTTTGCGCGTTTTCATACGGTTACCTTGTGGCAATCGTTCTTCTTCAAATTCAAAACCGAAAGGTGCAGAGCCGCCGATTGAGTAACCACGTTGCGCCCAAGCAATTTTGCCTTCTGCAAATTTCTTCTTGGTGTTCTCGAACTCCATTTCAGCGACAGCTGACAAAACCATCAACATAATCTGGTTCACCAGCGAGTTCATATCGTACTTAGACTCCAGACCTTTTGCGGCCATCTCTTTGGGATAGACCACTGGCATGTCATTGAATTGTTCGCACAAATACAAAGTCACGCCGCTTTCTTCTAAATGCGGAATTGTTTGCAGTAGATCGTTGCAGCTACGTGATAGTCTGTCGATCCGGGTAGCAATAACGATGTCATACTCATCGATCACATCGGTCATGGCCCGACACTGCTCACGTTCCATAATCGGCACGGTCCCAGATACGCCAGCATCTACAAACCACTCAGTAACATCCCGGTTAAATTTATCGCGCACAAACTCAGAGATCAGCTCTTGCTGGGTATCGATAGAGATCCCGTTCTCAGCTTGCTCGGTGGTGGATACACGGCAGTAGCCGTAGATGTTACGAATTTGTTTTTTAGGATTGCTCATAAAACTCTCCAGACAATAACAAATGCTCACGCTCTTTATCTAAAAAGTCGTGCAGCTCTTGCGGTTTGTTTGCAAAAAATTTATTGATATACTGGGCGACGGTAAGGTCTTCTGACTTTATCTTTTCGATCACCTTGATCTCTATCTCGCTAAGAAAAATATTCACTTAGCACCTCCGACAAATCCATACTTGGTCAGCTCTTCATGCATGCGCTGCCAATCAATATCAAGAGGACGACGGCCCTCAGCATAATCGCCCAACAACAGCTGGCCATCTTTGAGCAGCTGCACTGAACGCCAGTTACGTGGCGCACCATCAAGCTCGATATCAATATCATGCTTGAGACAGGTACGGCGCACTCGATTATAAAAACGCTTTTTGTTTGTCACCATAATTTTCTCCGGTTTGGTTCATCAATATGTACATTATGCACATTCCGTGTCGATGTACAAGTATTTATTTGCTTGTATAAAAGCTTGCATTTGGACACGGATACTGTAAGATGTCTGTATATTCACTAACCGGAGATATGAATATGGAAACGAAAAATAACTGGTTCGACGTTAACAAGAAGGGACTCGAACAATTACTAAACGGCAAAAGCCGCACCTTCGCAATCGCAGAGCTTATTCAGAATGCTTGGGACCAAGAGGTCACCGAGGTTCGGGTCCAGATCGAAAAGGACTCAGCTGGATCTCACAACCATAGAGTTGTCGTCAGTGACGATGACCCAAATGGCTGGCAAGATATTTCTGATGCGTTCACTTTGTTCAATCCTAGTAACAAGAAGAGTGACCCGACTAAACGTGGTCGTTTCAATCTTGGCGAAAAACTTGTGTTGGCTATCTGCAAAGAAGCCAAGATAGTCTCAGTCAACAGCGCTGTTAGTTTTGATGACCGGGGCAGACGACCAATCAGAACAAGAACCGAAACTGGTTCTTACTTTGATGGGCTGCTCAAAGTCAGCAAGTCTGAAGTGCAAGAGTTCGAGTCTTACGTCAAAACTTTTTTGACCCCGGACAACATCGAAACTTGTGTTGACGTGTTAGGTAACAAGTTTGTTCTGGCACCACACAAAAAGGTTACAGAGTTTAACTTGCAGCTGCCGACCATCACTTCTGATGTTGAAGGCAATCTAAAACGCACGACAAGAACCACTACAGTTGAATTGTTTGAAGTAGAAGATGGCGAAGAGCCAACGATCTACGAGATGGGCATACCAGTCGTTGGTCTTGATGGCGACAAGTGGCACATCAACATTCAGCAAAAGATCCCACTGAACATGGATCGTGACAATGTCACGCCAGCTTACTTGGCGCAGCTGCGTGTTGCGGTACTTAACGAGGCTGGTCACTTGCTCGAAGATGATGAGGCTACTAATGACTGGGTCAGTTCAGCAGCTGCTGATGAGCGAGCTTCGTCAGAGTCTGTCGAGCGGGTCCTAACTTCTAGGTACGGCGAGAAGCGTGTTGCTTACGATCCTTCTGATCCAGAAGCTAACAAGATCGCAATGTCTAGAGGCTACACGGTGGTGACCGGGGGCAGCTTGAGTTCTGGTTTGTGGAGAAATGCAAAAGCATCTTCTGCAATCAAGCCAGCTGGCCAGATCACGCCATCGCCTAAGCCATACAGCGATGACCCTAACGCAGAGCCTGTGACAATTGTTCCGCAGTCTGACTGGACCGAGAATCAAAGTAGATTCGTTGAGTATGCCAAGAAGCTGCACATGGATCTGATTGGCAAGCCGCTGCATGTGAGCGTGGTGAAGGTTAATAACTTTTCCGCAGCTTACGGCCAATGCAGGCTCGATATAAATGCCAACAACGGCAGAGCTTGGTTTGCGCCTAGCAATTTCAAAAAGCAGCTGTCGCTGTTACTTCATGAGTTCGCGCACTTCTACTGCGGTGATCATTTTGATCACAAGTTCCACGACGCGATTTGTGATCTTGGCGCCAAGCTTGCAATTCAGTTGGGGGCTGACGCGCAGTCATGAGATTGCGCGTTAAAGGCACCACCTTCCATGGTCAGTACATGGGCCGGGATACCAAAACCGGGAAGGTGAGATTTTTGGACGAGGAGCTGGGTAAGGTAAAACTTTACCCGGCTTCAAAGTTAGTTAAGGCACACGACAAATGAATGACTTACGAATCGTGCCTATAAAGTTTGCTTTGGCAAAGCAAATCTACAGCTGGTATCACCGGACCAACAAACCACCACAAGGACACAAGATAACTTACGTGGCCATGCGTGGCGACGATTGGTTCAAGTGCCTGCCTGCTGACTTGGTGGATTGTCAGGACGACTGGTTCGATGACTCAAACGATGACGTAATGATTCGACACGATGATTGTGGCGATGCTTGGGTTTTTACCAGAGGAGAAATAATCGGCGTTTGCAGTATCGGCAGACCAGTAGCCAGATGGAATGACAAGCGCGTGTATGAAATCACGCGAATCTGTTTTACAGACTTTCAACCAACAAGCAACGCTGAAAAAAAATACTTCAGCAAGTTAGTCAGGGAAGCGATGAAAGATTTTGTGTCAAACCATGACGTATCAAAGTTTGTGACGTACATACACGACTGGCAATCCGGGCGATATCTGGAGTATGCCGGTATGCTCAAAGATCATCACAAAAAATATTCAACAAGTGACAAAGGGTGGGCAAACAGAACTGGCCGCAGTCAGTCTGACTTGTCTGGAAAATTTAGGTTTACTAAGGAGGTAAGCAATGGGTGACGTAATTTACGGAGTGTTTGATAACTCAATGTGGGAGCTGCACGTACATGTGCGGATCAATGGCGAGGAAGGATACGTCAGGCATGTGAAGTGCCGGGACGAACAGTTTCCGCAGTTGATCAGTCGCAAGGTAAACGACTTCGATAAAG